TGACGCGCTACAATGTGCAGATTGCCATTCCTTCTGCGGCTACGACTGGCTTGCAGATTGTTCTTTCTGTTGGCGCGCAGACCAGCGGAACGTGGACGATTGGTAATGTGCAACTTGAGGCAGGGTCGATTGCCACGCCCTATGAGCGCCAGATTTACAGCGATCAGTTGGCACAGTGCCAGCGGTACTATTTTAACCAATCGCAACAACTTTACAATTCTCTTTACGCTTCAGGATCAACTGGATATACCCAACTTGGAAGATCCTTTCCAGTAACAATGAGAGTATCTCCAACAATTACATTATTAAATACAGCATATAGCGCTTGGTCTCTTTCGACAGTTATCGCAAGCACTAATGATTTTTCTTTATCTGGAACCGCCTCTGGAGGTAACGGTTATATTGCTTATAGCTTCAATGCGGCAGCGGAGCTTTGATCATGTACACCAACGCACAGTACATAGCCTTCAACGGCACCAACAACAGCATCCGTTGCGACATCAATGGCGTGACCAGTTTTGTGCCGATTGATGAAGCCAACACGGACTATCAGAACATCATGCAGCTTGTAGCTGAAGGCAAGCTTACCATCGCACCGGCTGGAGCATAAGCCATGACCGTCACGATCAATGGAACGACAGGTGTTTTTGCCCCTAACGTCCCCGCCTTGCAATCAGTGCAGACAGCGAACTTTACTGCTGCGGTGGGCAATGCTTACCCTGTCAACACCGCATCTGGCGCAATAACAGTAACGCTTCCGTCCGGGCCAGTTGCGGGAAACTTGGTTCAGTTTATGGACTATTCCGGAACATGGGCAACCAACAATGTCATAATAAACCCAAATGGCAGCAATCTAAACGGTGTTGGATCAAATACAGTTTTGAACATTAAGAGGGAAAGCATTGCGTTCATATATGTTGACGCGACACAAGGATGGCTTGCTTACTACGGTGTCAACTCCACATCTCCAGCTTACTCTGTTAACTATTTAGTTGCCGCTGGCGGGGGTGGCGCTTCTGGTTCTGGGGCAGGTGCTGGGGGATTGCTTGCATCTAGCACTACTCTTTTATATGGAGCCCCGTACACTGTAGTTGTTGGTGCCGGAGGTTCTACGGGCGTTAATACATCTTCAAACGGCTCAAGCGGCAGCGCGTCTTCTCTTATTGGCGCAAACGTGTCTGTTTCAACAGTGGGCGGCGGATACGGTGCTGGCGGAGCTCCATCAAGTAGTGGATCTGGCGGAACTGGCGGTTCCGGTGGTGGCGCATATAGCTATAATTCGGCTGGTGTTTCTGGCGCATCGGGAACTGCTGGGCAGGGTAATTCTGGCGGTGCTTCGCTTACCGTTGGCGTTTCTGCCTTTAACGCGGCGGGGGGTGGCGGCTCAGGCTCTGCTGGTTCGTCGGGCGGGTCTGGAGATACCGGAAGCAGTTTGAGCGGCGGTCTTGGTGGGACCGGAACAACAAGTTCAATTACCGGGTCGGCGGTCACTTACGCGGCAGGCGGCAATGGATATGCGCGCACCGGCAATACTTCTGGCGGAGCAAATACCGGCAACGGAGGCAGCGGACCAGCCGCAGCTGGCGCGTCGCAAAGCGGTTTTGCTGGCGGCTCCGGCGTGGTTATTTTGTCTGTCCCAACAGGGTACTATACCGGAATTGTGACAGGGTCGCCGACAGTGACCACTAGCGGTTCTAACACCATCATTAAATTCACCTCTTCGGGGAGCTACACGGCATGAGCCACTTCGCCAAGATTTTGGATGGTAAGGTCATCCACGTCATCGTCGCTGAGCCGGAGTTCTTCCAGACCTTCGTGGATAGTTCTCCGGGTACTTGGTTGCAGACCAGCTACAACACACACGGTGGCGTACATTACGGGACAGATGGTCAGCCTGACGGCGGCGTAGCTTTACGCGGCAACTATGCTGGGTTGGGTTACACCTATGACGGTTTGCACGATGTCTTCTACGCGCCACAGCCCTTCCCGTCATGGATATTGAACCAAACGACATGGCTCTGGGACGCGCCAACTCTTTACCCAACTGATGGAAAATTGTATCAATGGGACGAGCCCACAAAGTCTTGGGTTCTTGTTCAACAGGGGGAATAAATGGATCAGACAAGCGTTTCAGTTACCATGACGGTGACGCAGTGGAACACCGTGCTTGCGGCACTTGGAGAGCTTCCCTTCAAGCTTTCCAACGACATCATCGGCATCATCAAAGTTCAGGCCGAAGCTCAGTTGGCCCCTAAGCCAGTCGAAGCGCCCGTTGAGGCCCCCGCTCAGGACGCCCCTGCGCAATAACAAGGAATTGGCGCTATGGACCAGACAACTGTCAACTTGGCCCTTAGCGCCATTCTCTGCGTCATCGGATGGTTTGCCCGACAACTTTGGGAAGCTGTCCAAAAACTGAAAGACGATTTGCATAGGATCGAGGCCGACCTGCCCAAAACTTACGTTTTGAAGGACGACCTCGACAAACGCATGGACCACATCGAACACATGATCCAGCGGATCTACGACAAGCTCGACGGAAAATTGGATAAGTAATGGACCCTCTTACAATCCTAGCTCTCGCCAAGGCCAGCTACGAGGCCATCAAGGCCGGTATCTCGGTCGGCAAAGAGATGCAGGAAATGTATGAGAACGTCTCGTCGCTTTTCGATAGTGTCGGCCACCTCACGCGGATCGCCGCTGAGCCGCCAAGGCCGGGCCTGTTCGGTGAAAAGTCGGCGGAACAGATCGCGATTGACGCCTTCATGGCAAAGGCCGAAGCTGATAAGATGATGCAGGAGGTGAAGAACACCTTCATCGCGGAATACGGTTTGGCCTCGTGGGATCAAATTCTGAAAGAGACCACGCGCATCAAGAAAGCGCAGAAAGCGATAAAGCTCCAAGAGCAGAAAGAGCACGAGGAACTCATGAACAACGTAATGCTCTATGGAACCGTCGCCCTTCTCTTCCTGTTTTTGGCCGCCTGCGGCGTGATGACCATCATCGCCATGACGCACTAGGAGCTTACTTATGACCATCGACACCCGCCAGCAGCTTCTCACGCAGATCAACTCGCAGATCAAGTTGAACGGCACTGGCGCCATCACTGGCCCGATCCTGAACAACACTCTGGATACGATGGTCAATTCGGCGTTGTTCTATACCGGAACTTGGTCCGCCTTCACCAGCTATGCCCCGCTGGATGTCGTCGTGTACGCCGGAAATTCTTACGTCGCGATCAGTCCGAACGTCAACGTTATACCTTCGTCCAGCGCCGCCAACTGGACGCCGCTTGTGACGTCCTCGTTAAGTCCCGGAGGCGTGGCGGGGTCCGTTCAATATAACAATGGCGCTGGCGGTATCACCGGCTCCACCGGTTTCACTTTTAATGGAACAACCCTTTCCGTTTCAGCGGCATCCATTACGACACTAACCGCACCCACACTGAACTCTACGTCGGCGACTATTTCATCGCTAAGTGCTACTTCGACAACGACCTCTACGTTAACTGCTACGACCCTGACCAGTCCCGCAGCAACACCGTTGACGATTGAATCCGCTGGAATAACCGCGCTGACGCTGGACACCAGCCAGAACGCTACGTTCGCTGGCACGGCTGCAATGTCGTCTAGCTTCAAGCGTAACCATCTTATAAATGGGAATATGTTGGTTGCTCAACGAGGGACTTCCGGCACCCTTCAAAACAATAGCTCCATATACCCCAGCATTGATCGCTTTGTCGCATACTACAGCGCTGCTGGCGGCGCGGGAACGTTTTCGCAAGTTGCATCCGGTTTAACTGGTTTTCAATATGCTGCCAAATTACAACGCACCTCCGGTAACACGGTCACATCTTCTTATGCTTTTGGACAGGCTTGTGAAACGCTGAACAGTGTCGATCTGCAAGGAAAAAGCATCACGCTTTCGTTCTATGCAAAAGCTGGTGCAAATTTAACTCAACCAATTAATATAAATATTTACACCGGTACTGGAACTGATCAAAGCTTCAACAACATGACTGGTGGAGCATGGACCGGAGAATCAACAATTGTAAGCACTAGCACATCGATAACAACGGGATGGGTGTTATATGCGTACACGGGGGCAGTTTCTTCTACAGCTACACAAATAGGGT